TTCTCTTCAGGAGTTCCAAAAAGTGGCTCTGGCTCTGGCTGTGGTAAACTATAAGGCTGCATACTATCTCACTTTCGGCTTTATAAAATCTATATACTTATTGTAGAACGTGCGCTTGTTATTCGTGCTGTTTATCTCTAGTAGAGTTTTTTCAGCATAATCATCCGCGGCTTGTTGTCCTTGTTCTGCATATATTTTACTGTACCTTTGCTGAATTTGATAGGCTGTTTGCTCTCTTTTTCCTTTGCTAAGACCGCCAACAATTAACTCTAAACTTTCGTCTTGAATATCGTCTGGTTTTGAAGCCCATTTAAATACAGTGTCATCTATACCCCATCTTTTATCTTCATGGAGCTTGTCAATCTGTGATCGTGTTAGATCTAATCCAAAAGCATTAGTTAAATCTGTGTTTAATGTAGATAAACTTTGCTTTAGCATTGGGTCTTTTGGCTCTTTACCTGGAGCATTATCATTGATCCATTTTAGAGTCTCGCTTTTTAATGTCGAATCGCCAATAGTTGAAGCTTTATCTATAGCAGTTTGATAGTCTTTAGGGTTAGATATTGAGGCCGATGTTATCTCTCTCTTTGTCGCTAAATCCCCCCACCTATCAAAGTATTGTGATGCAAAATCATTCTGTGCTTTCTGGAATCTGGTATGCGCATCTAATGACTGGGTGGTGATTTTATTGAGAGTCTTTTCATCCATGTTTGGATATTGTGCAAGATACTGTTTTCCAATCTCGGTTATTTGTCCCGGGTTTGTAGCGATATCTCTTAAGTATTGAGCGTGAATATTTCCCTTCTCAATTTCAATAGCTTCTTTCTGAGCTGTGTACTCTGCTTTCTTAGCTGACTCTAAGTACTTCATGCTTTGCTTTGCGCTGTTGAGTAGAGCTAATCTTTGCTGATCGTTTAAATTTTTGTCGGCGTATAATTCAGTTTTATATGTTGTCACTGCGTCAGTAACGGTATTTTTCAGAGCATTAAGATCCGGCTTAACATCTTGCTTATACATTCCTGAACCATCAAAAGAAACCGGTTTATAAGTTTGATTTAATGCCTCTTCAACTCCAAGCATCATTTTAGCTTGTGTCTCTTTAAAATAAGTGATAGACATTTCAGACATGGCTTGGTCACTTTGTATAGTGGCCTCTTCTTGTGTCATGTGGCCATCTTCAACAAGTGCTGAATAACTTTGGCGGATAGCTTCAGGATTATTGTTTTTAATCCCTGAGTTAATAGCCATTCGATAATTCAACCGGTCGCGCTTTCTGTCCATTTCAAAGGCTTGTTGCGTTGCTTGCTCTCTTACTTTTGCTTGATAACCTACAGAAAATTGCTTATAGGCTGTTTTCCCCATGCCATTACGAAAAACTTCAGTGCCGTCCGGCCTTTTACCACCGGCATAATTATTTAAGTCTTTTATGTATTTGTCTGTAAGTTTTTTTAGCTCGTCTGGATTCTTGGCAGTTGCGGCAGATCTTTTGAACTCGCCTTCTTTATTGATTAATTCAGCCTGGAAAGCTCCCATGTCTGACTTAGCTTGCTCTTGTACTCTATCGCGGGCTATATTCTCAATGCCTGCTACAATAGATTGTGTACCTGACGCTAATTGTTGGGCTGTTTGTAATCTGATATTAGTGCCTTGATCTCTTGGGGCTGTTCCACCCGCCACAGTTCTTGGCGCGTATTCGCTAAAATTATCCATTCTTTTCCCACCAATTATAACTAGAACCTACACTCACCGCAGTTTTGCCGACACCTGTAAGCAAGCCTACTTTAGCCTGTTGCTTTAATGCATTAGATTTATTTTTACCTGAAACAAGTGCCGCCTTTCCTGCCTGTCTCGACATGGCCTCTTTTTGTCTACTCTCTAAAGTCTTTTGCTGCGTGGTTTGTTCATCTATTGCGGCTTCTTCTCCGAGTGCTGCAAGCTGTGAGCCTTCTAGTAGAATCCCAGACTTAGCGTAACCGGCTCTTTGTGAAGCTCTCCGCCTTGCTGTCATTCTTCTTTCCTGGGCTTCAGTCTCACGCCTATTAAGTCGCTCTTGTTGTGCCTCTTGCTCTCTTACTTCAGCTTCATATTCTGCATCATATTCCGCTTGTTTTGCCGCGGCTTTACCTGCTTTGTACTGTGCGAAAGTTCCGAAAAGACCAGCAACGGCGCCCAACGCCATTAAGCCCGCCCCACCAAATATAAAACCTATAGTGAACATTATTTCTTACCTGTTACATTTCCAATTAAAGCCACCGCGGCGACACTCATTCGATGTATAGAATCATTTTCTATTATTATACTTTGATTATTGTCGTTAGTATAGCCATGCATAGCAGGTATAACTTTTTTACCTGTATATGGTTCTGGCTTTGTGTCTGGGACTATATCGCTATCTAAGTATTTTATTTCATCTGTGGTTTTGCCGCCATTCAAAGAAATAGAACCGCCTACGGAATCCACTAGATACAATTCAACCTCTGTAAAGTTTCGTGTAAAACCTGGGCCGCCTGTTGGGTCGATCATTTCTATTAAGCTTGATATTGGTAAGCCAGCAATAAAATCCGTTGTTTGTGTATTAACCAAGCTGATCATATTATCAGCGTTATCAATACTCCAATCGTCAACACTCCAAGCAGTGTCATTATTATTATGAACTGTGATTTGGTTTATATTATAAGCTCCAGCGTCTATTATTAAGAACTGTCTTGCGCCGGTCATTGTGAAAAAATCCAAATCTCTAACTAGGTCAACGCCATTGTTTTTTACTTTCGCATTATTTATATTTTTACTGTCATTATCAACACGAATAACAAAAGACTCATTGGCGTCTATTCTACTTAATGCGGTTATCTCTGTTAGACCGTCAAAAGCTTTTATTGCACTAGATTGAGTGAAGTTTTTACTTGGGAACCAGTATAGTAGATTGCCAGCGTCCATATAATCCTCATTTAGAGCTAAGGTTTTACCGCCATAGCTAAAAATCAATGATGATGCCGCACTATCTAATCTTATAAAAGTTCCTGTCCCGGTAAACTCTAAATCTAGTTCATCAAGTGTTTGATCATAAATGACAAATCCGGACTCATTTCCAAAAAGAGAAATTATCTCATTAACTGAATTAAGGCTATATTCTTGCGCCCAATCAATACATAAGTTATTTTGATTTATGACCTCATAGTAGATGCCGTCTTCGCGCTCCACAACAAGCCCTACCTCATCATTATCCGGGCCAATCACTGCATCAATATCAAGTATTTTAGAATTTGGCATTGGGTGTCTTGCCCATGCACTTATATTTTGATCACGCTCAAAAGTGAAGGACATCAATAAGCCGTCTTCCCTAAGCGCCCAAATAATTTTATCCGGTGTTCTGGTGTAAGCTAATCTAGTTAAATCATATTCTTTAGTTAAATGCTCCGCCAAAATCATCATGTCGTTAGATATATAACCATCATCTTGGAAAACATATGAAACTGTTCTCATTCTCTTACCGCCAGACTCGACATAAATAGTCATGTCGCCGCCTTCAACCGGCTTAATAGGCTCACTTCCAAACTGTTGATGTCTTCTAGCCGTTACATTTGAACCACTACCGCTAAGAGCTTTATCATTCTCCCTTGTTCCAACTGTCCATTCCCCCGAATCCGTACCAATAATTAACTGTGTCTCTGGGATCATCCAGCGAATAGAATTGCGGGCGTCACTTGATAGCGTGAAAACAACCGGGCCATCATCGAAAGTAGTTTGATTGAAATTCTCCCAATCATTAATCTTCGAGCCGTAAATAGTCGCGGGCTTCTCAATTGTCCCGCCTAGAAATAAACGCTCTTCAAAAATAGTAACAGTACCAGGAAAACCAGTAGTTTCAGAGAATGAGCCTAAAAACCAAATTGATTCATCGGTTATAGTCTCTTTTTTCCCAGCTAATAGCATTGCACCTACATTAGTTGAACTTGAAAAAGATGTTATTTCTAAATGTGTATACTGTTCGCCGGTGGTTGATAAATAGTATTGGCAGCCGGAATCATCTGTTGTTGTGGTTCTCTCTGCCATTCTGGCGCGAACAATTGCGTTATACTCTGTGACTTCTCTGGTAATCTCACCGTTTCTATTACCTTCGATACTGGATATAGAACCAATATTTACCCATGTTGCACCATTATCTAAACTCTTTTGTAAATCAAGTCTACCCTCCCAAACTCCGCCTTCAGTCCTTAACGTAACTGTGCCGTTGCCGGGAAGTGTCGCGGATACATCGCCCTGCTGAGTATCATCAAAATTACCGCTAACCTCGGATAAAGTTGCGTTTAAAATCTTTATTTGTCTTCCTACATCGGTTGATACAAAAGGACTATGGCCCGATGCTGTAACTGTAAATGACACACCACTATTAAAAGTCGCTGTTAATGTATCTGAAGTATCTACATTCTGGTCGCCAAAAGGCCCACCATTAAAATTATGATCTACTAACTGGAATGAAAACTGCCCGGTTCTTCTTAATTCTTTCAGCGGGTGATTGTTATTCGCAATGAACATGATGTCATAAACTTGCTGGTAGTCCATTATCGCTAAATCATCAACTGAGTATGGGTGAGCTAAACTTGTGATCTCAATACCAGCTCTATTAAATATTTTAATCTCACCAGGTATAAACACTAATTGGAAATAATCATCACGCGATATTACCCATGGTATTATCCTTACGCCGTCAAATTCTCCCTTCTCGCCTAATCGCTGAAATACTTTTGTGCCTAATCTTCTCTTAATTGCTCCCTGTGGCTCAACAAGAAAATTCTCAAGTCTTCTGCTCATACCTTGATACTTCTCTAAATCTGAACGCCACCACAAAAGCGGCGTCACTTCCCCAGTATTAAAAGTCAGTAAAGGAAGCTTATTCATATTTACCAGCCCCGAAATTTTGATATGAACGGCACTGTAAATAGCTGAATCTTCTTAAAGTTGTAGCTTTTTTGCGGCTACGATTCTTCATTATTGGCTTTAGCTCACGGCTTCTTGCTTCATACTTTCCGGCCGCCATTTGAACTAATTGCGTATTTTGTGTTATAGGCATAGATATTTCGGCTGCAAGCTTCTTATATGTTAGCTCTACAAGTTCCGCTGACCATGCTGCGACATTATCGCTATAAACTTTAAAGATAACCTGTGGATCTTTTGCCGCTGTAATTAAAGCGTTTCCGTTTATCTCCCAGTATAAAGGAGTACTGATCTCAACTAGGCTTAGAAAATTCTCTGGCAATTGATAACGGTACAAAGACTCGCTATCGCCGAAATTCTCTTTGTACTGTGTTGGGTAATCAACCGTTAATAACTCCGGCCAATTTATATCTATTTGCACTTGCCTAGCAACCTCATCAATAAAAGTCCTAACAAGTCGAGAGTTTGAATCAGCCGCGTCAATACTTTGTATTGGTTCAGCGCCAAGACTCTTAAGAGCCAGGTTTGCTATATCTGTTTGTGTGGTAGCAAGTGACATTATTTTTTCCTTATACAAGTCAGCCCCAGAACCGAGGCGAGTCAAATTCTGAGGCTGAGGGTTAGGCAGCTATTAAGCTTGTGTACCGAATCTCACGTGAACAATACGTTTATCATCTACACGGGCCGCGTTTATCATTTCCTGACAGTATAGTTTGTACTGGAATCTCTCACCAGGATCTTTATCAAGATCAGAAGTTAGACCGTCAAACTGATTGAATACACCCCACTTAGGAGTAAATGCAACCGCACGACCACCAGACCAATCGCCCGCACCGTCACCGTCAGTTTCGTAACCTCTACCAAGTGCTAGTAGTGGGTGAACGATTAGGTGTACGCCATACACGTTTGGAATAGTTGCGCCTTCGAAGTGACCAGAACTAGAGATAAAATCTTTATTGTGCAGAACATCGCCGGACTGCTCAATTAAGTTCTTTTTCTGCTCAGGTGAAATAAACATGAAGATAGGCTCATCTTCACCAACTGCACCGATATAATTGTCTTCAAACTTCTGTTTAACTTCGTTGATAACATCTTTATCAAGTAGTCCTGAAGCTTCAGTTACTTTCTGTGAACCCGGAAGAGCTACAGGAGTAACAACGCCTTGGTCTTTACCACGCTGCACAGAGTCTTGGAAAAGAGCATCCATGATAACTCTCTCTCGTCTTTTCATCATGCGGCCCATAGACATTTGGATAATGCGTGATTTCTCCATTCTGTTCTCAGCTACTTCATCAATGCTTCTGAACGTGTAACCATACTCATTATGGAATGGTGTAAGCATTGTACGCTCACGGATAACTTCCATGTGAGGGGTTTTGATATTGGTGTAGTCTGCAAGAGTCGGTGAACCGATTGTCTCATAGTTCTTGCGGTAATAAGTAGCATCTGTTAAAGCTGTGCTTGTCGCTTCGTCATCTTCTACCATTGAATCTAAGAACACGATTTCACCGCGCTTAGAATCTTTTTCCATGTATTTATATGCTGCGGATTCGCGAAGCTCACCAGCTAATAGAGTGATGTTGTCGCGATATTGAACTTTCCAATGTTCGTCAAATTCTTGTGCCATGATGGAACTCTCCTTTTTAGGCCAATTATAACAATATGTTTTTTGGCCTTGTCTCAGAGAGGGGCCGTGTCTTAATGAAAAAACAGGGCCGCTTGGGTTATCCTTATTTGAATATAAATATTATTTATAGATTATTCAAGTTACATAAATGTAATATTCATTTGTCATATCTGATCATTTAGGACATAATCACATGTCTTTTTTGATCAATCGCAAAAACACGATTTGACATGGGTCTTTTTTTAAGGCTATACTACGCTTTCTTCTTCTTTCTTTTTACTCGGTTTTTCTTTCTTCTTCTTTTTTGGGCGAATAGCTGATTTATAGCGCAGACATAAAAAAGCCCTAGCTGAATCTACAACTAAGGCTCAAGATCAAATAAGATCTAAATTACTTCAATTTAGGATAATGATTCTTATAAAGATCATCTATCTGTTTCTGAATGGCACCAGACTTATCCGGATTCATCTTATCGTTATAATAAGGACTAGACTTCAATGCTGCTAATTGATCTTCAAAGTTACCAGCAGAGACTTTGTGCTCGCCAACAATCTTACTAGATCCTAAAGACTTTGAAACCTCATAAAGTGTTTTAATGACTTCTTTATTGCCGGCTAATCCATTATCAATTAATAAATCAGCTATCTTTAAGGTTTGGGCAGCTTGGTTAGCAGCTTGCAAATTAGGCTCAAAATCATACTCGCCCCACTCTTGAACTAGATCGGCTTTTGTTTGTTGAGACTCTTGTAGCCTTTCTTGCTCTAGTTGTGCTTGTGCTTGCTGCTGTATCTCATATTGGAATTCAATACCGGCTTGATACTGCTCTTGTGTGTATCCATGATTGTAAGCAAACTCTTGGTATTGCGCCATGTCGTCATCGCTTACTTCTGGGGCACCTTCAATCGGCTCATACTTATACATATTGGCTTCAGTAGGTCTACCAATTTGCGTATAATAATCATTCCAAGCTGTTTCGTCTGCATCCTCTCCAGGTTTTACTATGCCTTTTTTGCCCAACATTTGTTGAGCACTTATCAGAGACTTAGCCATTGAATCGAAAGATTTATGTTTAGCTATGTTTGGATCATTGCGGTATTCTTCGCTAAATGAATCCAAAAAGCTAGACTCTGGGCTTTCTGCCGCTACTGGCTCTTGTGTTGATCCAATAAGGTTGGCTGATTCAACTGCTGCCGGTGCCTCACTTGGCGCTTGTTCCGGTGCTGCTGACTCGACTGCTGTTGGTTGTTCTGTTGGTGCTGCTTCTGCTTGTTCCATTTCATTTCGCCTCTAGTTGTTGTTTGATAAATCTTAATACTTCTTTCTTGCCTTCATCTCTTGCCATTTTTAACGGCTCGATGTTGAAAGAACTATTTTTAAAATTAGTCTGCTTCTCTAATTCCTCAATAACTCTTATGCCTAACTGAGTATTAAACACAGATTGAAAAAGTTCTCGCCTCTCTTCCATCCTCATTATTGCTCCATCTCCGACATCATAGAACCAGGCTCAGGCGCTTTCATTGGGTCAGCTTGCCCGATGTGATCCATCATTTGTTGTTGCTGCATCATTTCAGCTTGTGCTTGTGCTTCAAGTGCTCTTGCTTCTTCTGTTTCATCCTCGTCTTTGATGTATTTAGAAGGAATGTTCTTAGCTCTGAATAAATCGCGGGCTATTTCATCAACATTCACCAAGTGTTTTAAGCCTGGTGCCTCCTGCATACGCATTTGAATATCTTGAACTTCCATGATTCCTTGTAGGATTTGGGCACTCTCTTGTAACTTAAGCTTTTGAGCTAACTTATTAGAGTACTCAACACGAAGATTTTTGATATTAATTCCAGGTGGCGGTTCTATCTCTCTGTTTTCTATAAGGATTAATAGCACACCTTTTGTTACAATATCGTAAAACTCAGTGTACAGACGGTTAACTATAGGCAATAAAGCTTGTATTCTCTCAGCTCGAAGAAAGTCAATAGCTGTAGCCGTTACATTTTTTAAAGCCGCCTCACCCTCAATGGTGACAAAAACATCATTGAAAAACATTCGCCTAACTTCTTCCTCTTTGCGAATCTCCCGCGCGTCTGCTGCTGGTAGGTCAATATCTGACTGATAATGCGTGACCTGTGACTCTGAGCTTAAGTTATTCCATCCTCCAGGCTCTAAGTCTATATCACCCTCTTCAACATTCCCATAAGCGAAAACAGGCGGATTTGTCTTAAGCTCTACACCATCGTCAATATTTTTACACATTTGGCTTAATGTGCGCATTATATCAAGTGCCGGGAAAGACTGCCCACGCCCATAAGGTGTAGCATTATCTTTCAGGAATCTAGGAACAGCAAAAGGAAAATAGCTATATCCACCCTCTTCAACTTTATATTTATACTGCCTATTAACATAACAGCTCTTAAAACGTAGATCCTTTGAAGCCTTAGAGTCCTTATTATACTTTTTGTTTGGCATAACAAAGTGTAAATAAGTTAGCTTTTCATTGGCTCTTTGTGAGTCCTTAGCCATTTTTATGACTTCTGAGTGACAATCATTGCCCCATTTTTCGAAAGCCTGTCTAGCTGTGTACTTATATTCTCTTATCATTGTGCTGATAATACCGCGTGAATCCTCAGCAATGCAACAATCAGTGATAGGAATCTCTTTAAATACTATTCCTTCTTCTTCATTCCACTCAAAATATATAACGCCAGTATTTAGGCGAACATAATTTAAGATCATATTAAAAGAAGTGTCAGCAAAATTTGAGCTGGTAATACGATCCATGCAGATCTTACCGGCATCAATAGCCCAATCTTTCATTAAGTCTTCATTTTCACCCAATTGAGCTTGGCTTACTTTAAATGTAAAGAACTGCTCACCAGCGTCATATGTATTGGAGTGAAGACCAGAAGCAAATCTAAAAGTAGAATCATAACCAACGCTATTAAGTGGAGATGTCTTTTCTGGCTCCACTGTGTTTCTGTCGGGCTGCATGTTTTGCTTTTCAGAATCGTAATAGTGCCGGCAATCCTCCCAGATACTATACATATTCTCTCTATCAGACTTTAATGACTCATAGAGTTTTATTAATTCCTCTGCATCATAATTCATAGCTTAACCTAGTAGCGATTTCTTTTCGCTTCCTGCTTTAGAGCTTTGTAATAAATTAGCTGATTTTCTTCCTTGTCCAGCATAAGCCCTGCGTATCTCGTCTTGCTTTGCAGACTGCACAGCTTCATTCTCTCTTGTTACTGGTGCTGCTGCTTTCACTGGTGCTGCTTGTTTCTTTGGCTTTGAACCGCCACCTAGACCACCCATTATAAAATCTCCTTATAGGTTGTTAATGAATAATAACAATAGTTTATAAGTCTTTCAAACCCTTGTAGTAACTACCTACTTTTTCAAATTTGAATCCTATTCGCTTACAAAGTATCATAACTCCGCGCTTATCACATGGAACTATAGCGTGCAATTGATCAACATATTCCGCGACATCGCTTTCTATTACTTCACGCCATGCCTTAACCCAATCAAAATGGTTAGTGAAAGTGCAAACATGTAAGCTAGCAGTTCTTTCCGTAATCCATTCAAGCAGTATAAAACCATGTACTTTGCCGGAGTCATCCCAGTAACCAAGCCAGCACGATTCTTTTACATACTTGATTATTTCCTCTATATCATCATAGCCGCGCAAAAAGTCTTTTGTTTTGTCCTGCTGGAAAGCTAACCGCAGTAACCTCTCAATATGTGGCGTTGATTCCATTACTTATCTCCGCGCTCTTGATTTTACTTTTACTTTTCTGCCTGGCTTATAGGTCATCAGCATTTTAGGAGAGGATAAATTGCGCATTGCCCAATATCTAATTGCATCTATTGCGTGATTGTATTTATCTTCAGGCTCTTGCAACCAAACTCCATCTTGCTTTTGCTTCCACCTGTACTGCTCCAACTCCATAAGGATATTATTAGAGTCCCGATGCACCATAATCATAAAGCCTTTGAGCAGGTTAATCCCGGCTAAAATTGAATCCTTTCCTTTTGTACATGGGAAAACATTATAACCTGAGACGTTTAAGTCTTTAATAGAATCCGGCCTCGCGCAGTCTGCTATTATTTCCGCGTTCTTATCTATACTGTGATCCTCAAATTCATGGACTAAAGACCTAATCTGCGGCTTTGATACATTCTTAGATATTAATAAGTCAGTTTCATAAACTCTTTCGCGGACATAAAGCTTATTATTATAAAAGGCACATTCAATAAATGCAGAAGGATCAGCACTAAAGCCAAAGTCTAAACCGTAGCCATGCTTATTGCATAGATATTTTTCCGGCCATTCCTCTGTAACTTGGTAAGTATGGAATATTTGGCCCTCAACTTTACCGCGCTGGCCTAAGCCATAAACAGCCCACGCCCAATCGTCAGCGGTATTGTTGCGGATATTCTCAGGATCTCCAGGATTATATGACTCAATCGCTGCAACCTGCTTATCTGTTAAAAATGGATTATCTATATAAGTTGAGTGCCTGTAAGCTACACCACCAGAACGCGACATAATCTTACTAAAAACCCAGTGCTGGTTTAATGACGGGTTAAAGTCAAAAATCTTCAGGTCTTTGCAGCGGTAGGCAATTTGAGTGTATGCGTCCCATGTGATTTCCATCACTTCGTTAAACCAAGCTATATGCGATTCTTTACCGTGGAGCTTCATTGGTTCGTTAGTCGCATCAAAGCAGATTTTAGAACCATTAGTAAAAGTATAGATCTTTTCTGACTTATTGAAACTACCGGCTGAATCCCAAAGATTAAACATCTCCGGCCCCATACAGAATTGGAACGATGGAATAGTAGTAGAATTGTGAGTGCTGCCATCATGACGAAAGCAACGGACTATTGTGTTTGGATTTTCTACAGCTTCAAGAATAAGAAACTGTATAATAGAAATAGTCTTAGAAGATCGCGTAGAACCTTCTAAGACCACATATTCTATATCATCTGTTAAATCTAACAGAAATTCGAAGTTTACTGTTGCCTCTATATTGGGCATCTACTCCGCCTTTTTGCGTCTTCTTCTCTTTTGACCTGGCTCAAGTGGCAATAGGTTGTCTTCTTCCTTACTAACCTCTTGCTCTTCTTCAATGAGTGTGGGTAATTCAACCTTTACAGTCTCAACTTTTGGCTTTTCGACTTCTTTCTTAGGTTCTGGCTTGTTAATTTCTGCGTCTACTCTCTGTTCACCTTCTATATAAAAAGCACCAGAGGGGCCACACGGATAATTTTTATTCCGGTAAACTGAGGCCGGTCTTGCCTTTCTCGCATTCTTCTTACCTGTTACCGGATCAAGTGCAGTTAAACCGCAGATTGATTTTGTACCGCTGAATTCTTCAACAAAGTACTTACAGTTCATACAAATAGGAAATTTACTCATTATCGCCTCTTTTCTTTCTTGGTTTTACTATATTAATATTAATCGAATCTAACCCAGATACTTCCTGCTCTACCTTATCTTTCATGCCGCAATTGTTCTTAGCAAAGAATATCGAAAAGGTAGTATTAAGCTCGCCAGAAAATGCGCCTTCACATAATCTATGCTTCTGAATAGCCATCGCTCTTTTTTTTGCTTCGGAAAACTCGGGGTATTTGTCAGCCCATTCATAAATGGTATCAACATTGACTTCACATTCATAGACAGCAAAGCCCTCAATAGTCGGAAATCCTTGATGCTCATGGAAATACGAAACAATTTCTTCGCAATATTCAGGTTTATACTTTGTTGGTCTGCCCTCCGGTCTTCCTGTCGGTGGTGTTGCCATAATCGCCTCATTAAGTTTTTATCTATTATAGCCTTATGATAAAAGATTTGCAATTAGCTTAAAGAGCTTCACTTCTTCCCCTCGAATAACTTAACAATACAAATAAAAATCATCCCCAGGACATAGACCACAACTGGCCCGACTGTACTAATAATTACTACCCACTTAAAAAACTCTTGCATTATGTGCCTCCCAAATTAAGCCAATAAAACCGCATAAGTATAAAACCATATGAACTATCGTTAATAACCCAAAATCTACTACTAGACCATAACCACTAATCATTAAGCACCAGCCCATAATGAATCCTATTAGAAGTTCTTTCATTCCTTCAGCTCCTCCAGCTTATTCCTCAACTTATCCGCAGTCCCGTAATCAATAC